CTGAAAATTTCCCTTAACATAGCGATTACCCGGGGCGGGTACCTATGGAAAAATATTTTTCACAATCACTTTAACTTAATAGCAAGCCATACTAATAGCCATAGCAATACGAACACTGGATTAATAGCTAATAGCAACAGCAACAATGCTATACGTGGACTGATGAACAACATAATATAATCATTCGCTTCTCCCTTATCTTATAACAGTAGTAGGGAATCGAACCATACACCTTATTACTCTAACCAGTTGTCTTGTATAGTTGTACCAAGGTACTGCGCCATTGCTTAGCACTTCTTCTATGGACTATACACCACTATCACTTGGACTGGACCTGCACCAGTATTCCTTAGCTCAAGGCGCTACCTCTTACTATTATCTATATCAAGTGTTATTATATACCAGCTACGCTAAAGGTTCACTGACATATAATAAATAAAGGAGAATGAGATACAATGGACTCGAACCATTTGAAGTAGCCAAGGCTATTATCACAGCTTACTTATATCTCTAATTGCAAAGGGCTGTTAGTTGGCGACACTCATTTAACTAAGGCATTCCCGTCACCTTGCACCCTATTGCTTAGGCTGTTAACTCTATAACATTTAAGCACCGTCAATCAGCGCACCTATTATTTTAATTCAATATGTTTAATACTCCAGCCACTACCAATAAGATAGATGTAAATACACTCAATGCAATAGCTAGATAGTCATGGCGATAGTACCACTCCTTAAAGTTGGTAACTGAACCTACACCATATAAAATGCCAAGAATAATCAAGGCAATATTAATTACAATCATTTACTTATCCTGACTTTCTACATATAGCAAAATACAAAAGGCGTCTGCTTGGTCATCATTGATATCATCATCAGGTACTATGTTATAGCTCTTGAGTATCTCAACGCTTTGTTCTTTTCGCATTGCGCTCTTACCTTTAATAAGATGATACCCACACCATTTACTGTTTGGAATATCAACATAGCCAATATTATGACGGTTACGCATGACTCCTAAGAATGAACCGTTAGCTCTAATCAATGAGATATTTCCCTTAGACTTGAACGTGATAATAGGTTCTTCAATATAAATAAAGTAGTCAAATAAGTTATAATGCTCAATGACTTCTGTTATACCGTCAGCAATTAGTTTTGCACGTTCTAAAGGGTCTTTACTTTTACCACCTGCAATTGAACCGACTACATACTCATTTGTTAAAGGATTGCGAAACGCATAACCAGTATTAGAAGTGCTAAAGTCAATCGCTAATGCTTTGCTCATAAATCAGAACTCAATTCAATATAAAGCTCTTTAGTAATTTCTCCAATATCAAATAAGTGTTTAACATAATGTTCATACTCAATCGGAGTCAATACTTCTTTTTGTGCTAAAATATGTTCTTTATCCATTTCTTTATTCTCCCTTAAAAATTAAAGCTGTATCAAGATTAATCAAACCACATTCCACAGCGTTAAGTAAGAACTCGTTAAAGTCAACTTCTGACAATGTTTCTTGCTTAAATAATAGCTGTTCTTCTGTCATTTGCTTTCCTCTCTTAACTTGATATATATATTATAACAAATGCACTTTTCAGGTTTGGGTTATCCTCTGTTATGTAAGCTATGCTTGACTTTGTGGGCATTTTATGTTATACTCTTTATAGGAGGTAATCAATGGCTAGAGATAAATATTTAATGTACTTACGACAGCAGGAATACAAGAAGCGTATTAAACTTAAAGTAGATAAAACAAGAGTTAGAATGAACAGAGAATACATGAATCAGCCAGAAGTAGACAAGGAAACATTAGAACTATGGAACAATCAGCCAGCAATACATTTTGATTTAGGATAAAATAAATAAATTATATTAAAAAAGAAATTAGCCCCTTAGGGCTTTTTGTTTCACGCTTGACCGAAATTTGACTAGAAGTGGCAGAATGTAAGTGCATTGAGTGTCCTGTTTGTAAAGTATGGTATCAGTGAGGACAATTAGCTTATTGTTTGTAAGATTTCTAAAGGAATTCCGGAGTGTTTGATAATCTTTTTATCTTGTACTGGAATTGTGAAATGTTTAAGAAAACAAGAATAATTTACATAACATAGGATAACTCAAAGTGTAAAATACAATATGTTAAAATATAAGTATCTAATACTTGACAAGTGAAAATGTCTATGTTATTATTATCTAAGTTAATTGAATAGTTAGTTGCTGAATGACTTGTAACTAATGTAAATAGAGAATTCAATATTGAATAAAGTTGAAAATATCGAAAGTCATTTATAATCTTACGCTTGAGGGTCAGGATAGTTGCTTAAAACCTAGACTCAATTGAAAATGTGATTACTTTACAAATAGCCTAGAGCGTAGCATGAAATAAAAGATTATGAGTTCCATGAGTGTCGGTGAACAGAAACACTCCGTGACGCGTAGAAGTCTGACAGAGTTATTTATAGAAAAGTTTTGAAATTAAGTTCCTTTTCTTTTAACTTGCTGGGATTATACGACACGATAAGGGCTAAGGGCTAGATAAAAAAGTAGCACAGAATAGAATTTAATATTTGACAAATGTAAGATAATTTGATACTATGATATAAGAAAAGGAGAAAAAATGACTAAAAGAAAAAAAATTTATGTTTATGGCGGTGGAGAATGTTGGTCAATAGCTCCAAGTGATTCTTCAATGCTTTACCATTATGATATTTATGGAGATACTTATGAAAATAAAAAATATTATTGGAAATTAGTAGAATCAGAACCAATTGAGGTGACTAGTGATAAAGTACAGACAGCTAAGCACTTAAAATAGCTTGAAGACTTAATAAATTTAAAAGATAACTGGCTTGACTTTTCAAGTCTTTTTTGTTATTATATACTAAAGGAGAAAAAAATGACTAACATATTTGATAAAGTACAGACAGCCAAGCACTTAAAAGATCGTGAAGACTTAATAAATTTAAAAGATGACTGGCTTATTGATACGTTAATGCCTAGTTCACAAGCTGGAATATTAGTAGCACCATTTAAGTCTTTTAAAAGCTCTCTAGCAATGCACATGGCTTTAATGGTGTCGCAAGGGTTACCTTTTTTTGGTTATGATACAAAGCGTAGTAAGACACTGTACATCGACAATGAGGACACGGACAGAGAACTAAATAAACGTCTTAGAAATAAAGACACTGCACCAGAAGACTTGCATTTCTTAACAGGTGGCGAGTTTATGCTTGATGATTCGCACCACATGAATTTATTGTATGAGTACATCAAAGAAAATGATATCAAGTTCGTTATTTTAGACAACCTTATGACAATGCTAAGAAATGGCGATATTATCTACGGTAAAGACTTCGAGCCAATGCTTAGGAGAATTACACGCTTGAAGTTGCTTTTTCAAGATGTAACTTTCTTACTGGTAGCTCATGCAAACAAATCAGCTTATGCAAACTCAATGGACGATAAAGCATATATGGTAAAGCCTAGCGATGCCTTGGGTGGTTCTACTCTTACAGCTTGGGCAGAGTTTATGTTAATGCTAAGCCCTAAACGTGGCAAGCATAACGACTTCTCTAAGTTGTCAGTCAAAGCGCGTGGTTACCAGTTTGATGATGATTTAAACTTTTCTTACGTTGATTCAGTATTTACTTGTGTCAATAAATCTAAAAAAGAACCAGATAGCGAACTAGTGGAAAAAGTAAAGGCTGAAACTCCAATCGAAACGACGAAAGAATCGGCACAGGCTTTCTTAGACTTAGCTAAAGAGCAAGGAAAAGTAATAGAAAATGATTAATTATGAAAACAAAGCTATTAATTTACATGTAGAAGTTTATGGCTGGCTATATCGTGCATTAGATGAAATGATAAAAGCAGAATGGCATAATGACGAGCTCTTCAAAGTCTGGCTTGGTCGTGCTGAATTTCTAGTCAGACAGTCAAAGAAATTGCATAACGCTTGTGAAAATGATTATTCTAAACGTGCATTAGTTAGAGCCTTGCAATTAAAATCAGAAATAAATAAAAAAATAACATCTAATGCTTTACAATAATAAATAATTTTGGTATAATAATATATATAGAAATAAAGGAGAACTAACAAATGGTAGTTAAATTAACGCAAGAACAAGCTGATTATCTTAAAACCTTTGTCTGTAATGATAGAGCTTTCCATTATATCAGTCGGTATGGTTGGAACCATTATCTTAAAGACGGTAATGGAAAATGTTATGAAAAAGGCGAAAAAGAACCATTTACTATTGATGAAAAAGGAAAAATGCTAGACGCTGTTATTAATGGTTATGGAATTATTGTTCCTAAATTTAAGTTTTATAACTTTTCTGATAAGACTGGGTTTGCACCTTTATATTATGCTGGAGAAGAAGAATTAACTAGTGATAAAGAATTTGCAAAAGCGGTTGAAGAAAATAGTGAAGAATATGTAGCTTTGAAACTTTTAGGCTTCATTAAAGAAGAAGTATGATAACATCTTTTGAATCACTAGCTGAAAGGCGATTAATTACTCTAAATTATCATAAAAAGGGTAGTCAGCAGTACATCAACAGCTTAAATTACTTTGAATATGCTCGAATATACTTCGAGAAAAATGGCTTTCCAGAAGATAACAGGCGAGTTTATCAAAGCGGTAAGCGAAAAGGTCAAAAAGTTGGCTGGTCTGATAAAGAGGAAAAACAGCAAAAAGAAGATATTAGAAAGTTCATATATGAAAAGCAACTACAAAAGTTTAAAAGCAAGAGAAAAAGCAAGTAAACATTATGCTAGAGGCGTCAGGAAGTTGTCTAAAGAGCTCGAAGAGATGAACGAAACAAAGTATAGGGCTGGGCCTAACGAGTGCTTATATGGTTTGGTAAATGACTTGTGGAACTACTGGGATGAAGGTTGGATCCTACCAATGCTTAAGCATAATATTGAAATCACAAGGCAAGGTGATGTATTTATTGTAGAAAGAGGAGAGAAATGAGCGTATTTGAAACCTTAAGCGTCATTAATGTTAATGACAAAAAGAGTAAAAAGAACAATCTAGATTATTTATCTTGGGCGTTTGCATGGTCTGAGGTAAAAAAAGTATATCCTGAAGCTAATAGTAAAGTTTATGAAAATGAACAAGGGTTAAATTATCACACAGACGGTCGCACAGCATGGGTTAAAGTTGGTATGACTATTGATGGCTTAGAACACATCGAGTATCTACCTCTTATGGACTATCGTAACCAATCTATCCCACTTGAAAAAGTGACTTCAATGGACGTAAATAAAGCCATTCAGCGTGGACTAGTTAAGGCAATTGCTCGTCATGGTTTAGGACTATATATCTACGCAAACGAAGATTTGCCTGACATGACAGAAGAACAGAAACTGCTTGAAGCTGAAAAGCAACGACTTAGAGAGATTCAACCACTTATTAAACGAGCTGAACAACTAGGATATAAAAATATCGATAGCTTGAAAGATAAGACTAAAAAAGAAATTACCGACATCATGACGATTTGGTTAGCACAGCAAGAAGCAGAAAAAGGAGAATAATTAAATGACAATTATCACAGTAACAGCACAAGCGAACGAAAAAAATACACGTACAGTAAACACAGCAAAAGGCGATAAGAAAATTATTTCAGTCCCATTATTTGAAAAAGAAAAGGGATCTAACGTAAAAGTTGCATATGGTTCGGCTTTCTTGCCTGACTTCATTCAATTAGGCGACACCGTAACGGTAAGCGGTCGTGTACAAGCTAAAGAATCAGGCGAATACGTAAACTATAACTTTGTTTTCCCTACGGTTGAAAAAGTGTTTATCCCTAATGATAACAATAGTCAATCACAAGCTAAGCAAGACTTATTTGGAAAATCTGAACCGATTGAAGTTGATGAATCAGAACTTCCTTTCTAGAAAGTAGGTTACATGTACACAGCAGAAGAGAGAGAGCAAATCATCGACATCGTGGATAAGATGAGCTTACTAAAACAAGACTTTGACGGAGCTTTCACTTGGATCAAGGAAAATGTATCAATGCCATTTGACTTTGACGGAGAACAGCAATTTATATCAGACTTGAAACAGCTAGTTAAAATTAATGCTTTGAAGTTTGGTAAAATATATGAAGGAGTATTAAATTGACAACATTAAGAGAACTGCACAAAAAACTTAAAATTAAACAAACGCTTGATAACTACGTAAGAAACACAAATAAAAAATACAAGTATAATCTTGTAGCTGATGAAATTCTTGGCGAGGGAATGGCTAAACTGATCGAGCTTAATACGCAGGGTAAACTTGGACGACATGCACAGCAGATTGCTTATATTAACCATAATTTGAGCTTACAGCGACAAAAGGAGCAACTGGAACAAGCTAACGAACGACTCACTAAACGTGCTGAGAAAGCCCAAAAATTGCTTGACACGGAGCTTCTGAAAGATAGCTACATCGAAACGCTGGAAATGTTTAGCAAATATCATTCAGCAAAATATAATATGTGGGACGAACCAGAAACTCCAACTAAAGTGATTGAGTTCATGGAAAAGAACGGAGTTAAACAAGGCAAATGGCTACGTCATGAAGGCGTTGACGCTTGGTTCAAAGAACGAATCATCTGGTTCAAGAATAAATTGAAAGAACAATAATTAATGATAAAGACTTTAGGCTTGACAGCTTAGAGTTTTTTTGATATACTTAGTACATCGAGTTAAGGAAAGAGGAAAAATGATGAAATTTTATAATAAATGTGTATGTTGCGGAGAAAAAATAGAAGTATTTCCAGAAGCATACGACTGCTTGGAAGACTTAGACGTGCCTATGGTTTGTTCAGAAGAATGTAATGAAAAAATGAATAATATTATAAAGTGCACTCATTGTAATAGCAAAAATGTGATTAGTTGTGACTACAACGATGACTATGTGTTATTTGAATGCCAAGATTGTAGAAAGGCTTTTGCAGTAAAAGATAATAATCATTTGGATTACATCATACAAATAAAGGAAGTTTAAATGGACTTATAGCACAAAATAGATTGAAACTTTAGGCTTGACAGCTTAGAGTTTTTTTGATACAATTATTTTATTAGTGGTTTATGGAAGTTATTGCTTGATAAATAAAAAGAAATAGATTATAATAGCATATATGAGTAAAGGAAAAATACAAATGGATATTGTAAACAAAACAGTTGAAAAACTCCAAGAAGAACTAGAGAGTTGTATTCAAACATTGATTAAAGCAAGCGTAGCAGCAAATATCACTCAAGATGTCGTTGTTGGAAACCTTGTAGACAGAAAGCTTGTGGACCTAGCTAAAACCAATAAACTTGCAGTTGATTATATCGAAAAAGTGACTGGAAAGGATATTGATGTTGTAATGGCCGAGAATGTAGCACTTGAAGAGGAGGAATAATGAAAAGAAAATATTTTAATGACAAAAGATATTGCCACTGCTTCGATGTACCAACGAGTGACGGCTTAGGAGTTTGCAAAGGTTGCAGAGGATATACAAATATCTGTTATAGTTGCGATCGCTGTTTGCACTGCTGGTTTACATCGCAGATTGAACTGTTTACTGAATATGATGAACCTAAGTTGCTAGAACTTATAGAAAACTGGAATAAATTTTACCAAATTAGAAAGACAAAGAACAGTTAATGTTTGACAAAGTAAAAGCAATTTGATAGAATGTAATTATAAATAGAGGAGGACAAAATGAAAGATACAGTAAAAACTTTAATGATAATTGTAGGTGTCGGCTTTACACTTATCGCTATCACTTGGATAGGTATGATTGCGACGTTGCTTATTGCATGGCTTGGAGGTAACATCTAATGAATTTTAAAGAAAATAAGCACTATGCCAATGAATACGGTGTGGAACTTAACGAATACTTGAAACATAATTTTAACTACGAAAAGCTTGTAGGGTGGTATACAATGCAGGTATTAAAGTATCTAGTAAGAGCTGGCAAGAAAGAGGGTGAAAGCTACGATAAGGACCGTAACAAGGCTTTAGACTATGCAGGAGAACTAGCTGGCTTAAGTAACGATAATGAGCTTACAGAGTATACTACTGACGACATTATGGGCTTTATACAAGAACTAGCTGATGATTTTGAACGCTGGGAAGGAATAAAATAATTAAAAAGAGTTAATGTTTGACAGCATTAGCTTTTTTTGATACAATGGCATTATAGAAATTAAGGAGACGCAAATGGAAAAATAGAATGTTAAGCTGATGAACAACAAAAAAGGATATTTGCATTTCATTGAAGAGGTTTAAAGTTTATTCTTGACAAACATAAGATAATTTGATAATATTGTCTTATAGAAAGGTGGTTAAATAATGGCAATGCGAAAGGATAGGGAAATAGTAGCTTATAACCCTATTACAGAAGAAGAACTACACTTTAGCTGTAAAGCTCAATGTGCTAAGTATTTCGGACTTAAAGCTAATACAGTCGTCAAGTGGTTTGATATTGGTAGACCTATAATTGAACTGCTAAGAGAGCAAGATAATAAGCAGGTAGCAATTGAAAAGCAAGATAAGCTAAAAGGCTTTGAGTTATTTACAATAAATGAATGGAGTGTTTTTGATAATTAATTACGAAGACATGAAAATAGAAAGTTTTGGTGAAAAAACAAATGAAATTATTTAACAGAAAACCTAAGGACAAAATTAAAGTAGCAGCAGCATTTACATTAAAAGGATTAACAAAACAAGTAATTCAATTAGAACAAAAAGGGTTTATTAAACAAGGAGAAATCCAAAGCGCTATGTTTGACGGAACGACTGTGACTTATAAGCAAGTAATGATCAAGAAAGCTAGTGAATAATATGTGTAAGAAACGCAAATACACAAAAATGGGTGCTTTATACTCAATAGCTAATGCCCAGCATAGGAAAAATAAAGCTGATAAGATACCAGTCAGAGCTTATCACTGTAAGTGGTGCAATTTATATCACTTATCAAGCCAGCAAAGGCTAAACATCAAGACAGGAGTAATTGGATAATGAAAGATGAATTTACATACTATACAGTAACTTGGATATGGGAAAAAGAAATTAAATCACGTAAGTTTTATAATAAAAAAGAGGCTTTAAAATGGAATGAATTGCTTCCAGAAGAACAAAGATATGAAGTTAAAAAGCACACAGAAATAATTGAGGTTATAGCATAATGACAAATGAAGAATTGTATGAAAGAATTAATAGCACGCTAAAAGAGCAAGGTGTCGGAATAAATCAGTTTGAATCAAAAGTTAGAGCTGAAACAGGTAAATATCCTAACTTAAAAATGACTAAATCACGTTTGAGCTTACCGAATACCGTAGCATTCCCTTATCTTACTATGTTTTTCAATGATGATGAAATGCACGAACTTACCCTTAAAAAGATTGATAGCGTAGGAGATAACGGAGAAGCATTTGACTTACTAGATGAGATATTGTCTAGTTTAGAACCAAGTAAAGAGTATCTATATAAGCAACGATTGAAACGTAAAATGCAAAGGGAGGTAGTAAGATAATATTACATAAGTATACAAGTGAGATTAATAGTTCAAAGTATCCACTGTCAACAGCTAGAAAGATTGCTAACGACTTGAACAAAAAAGACACTTTTAATAATTATCTAGTCAGCTTTGAGTTAGGTTCTAAACGGTATATTATTGAAAAATTTGAAATTAGAGGAATGAATAGATGAAGCGTTATTACGTAGAAGAAGATGACAATGGCAAAGAAATTAAGCGAAAACTTACAACTTTTGCTAATGACGACTTAACACAGCTTTCAGATGATGAACTAGAAACATTATATTATGAATCATCGGCTCAATTTTTAGCTAAAGCAATGCACTTTATGAAGATTGAGAATGAACTGTTTTCAAGAAAGAATGTAATTGTAAGTGATGAAATTCTAATAAATACTGGCAATAATATTATTGAAGCCATTAATCAGGTAAGCAATTGAAACATAGAAAAGAGTATAGCATGAAAAAAGAAGCACAAGACGCACAATGGTTTATTTTAAAATTAATCGGTAGTCACTTAGAACAAATGGCTGTACATGAATTGAAAATTAATGATGTTAATTCTAAAACTTCAATAGACTTATGGAACTATTATAAGTTATGGAATGAAGAACTAGAACAATTATACAAACAAAATAGTTTTTGTATTAAAAATGGCGAATATGATAAAGTTGAAACGCCAGAACGACAAGAACCGCCAAAATTTTAAGAAAAGATTTAATAGAAAGAGCATGGCATGAAATATGAGATTTGGTATAGCGCAATAGATGGAGATTATTATAAAACAAGCAACACGCTAGAAGAAGCAAATAATGATTTTGCGTTTGTATTAACAATGTATAGGCTTGTTCCTTTATTTGAAATGCGTTTAATTGAAATTGATTCACAGGGCGAATATAAAGTTATTAAGTCATTTAAAAATATGAAAGCAAATAATAAAGACATAGTCATGGCGAAAGCATATTATAATTCACGTACACGTAAAGGAGAATAATTATCTTTATTTTAACAGACGATACAATTAGAAGTATAGCGTTGATTCAATTCGCTCATAAAAGGGCAAATAACAACTTTAATGATATTGTGGCGCAATTATATCAACAAGAGTTTAAAATGCAAGAGAAGGAAAAATATGAGCATATAAGGCAAGCTAAGGAGAAAGCAATTGAAGAACAACGAATTAGTGAAGAAAATAAACGAAGAGTTGAAGCTGAAAAACAAGCCGAATCTGACAGAATCTCAAGAGAACATGATAAGACAACTGAACAACCTGACACCGAAAGGACGCAAGAAGTTAGCGATGAAAATGAAAATGAGAGAGGTGTACCAAACACAACAACTAGTGACACTATTGGAAGTGATTGGTCTAGTGTAAGCCCAGAAATAGCTGCGAGTTATATGTCAAGTAAGACAGGAGTAAGTGCTGGTAAATGGCTTGATGTTATTTATAAGGAGTCGAGTGGAAACCCTTATGTTACTAATCCGATTGGATGTTATGGGCTTCTTCAAATTAACCAAAATTCACATGGAAATGTTTCTGGGATGACACCACAAGAATACCTAGATACTGCTGTTAATATATATGAATCACAAGGAGGAAGAGCTTGGCAAGTTTGGTAAAAAAGGAAAAATATACAATAGCCAAAGAGCATTGAGTAGAGAACTCGGTGTATATAGCGATGTTGTTTCCAAAGCATTAAAGAATAACAAGTTATTGTTGGGTTATGAAATAACAAAAGTAACCAAATAAACAAAATAAATTAATTAAAAATAGAAAGTAGGTATATCCTCTTTAAAATATGCTCAATTACAAAAGAAAACCACCAATTAAGGTGGTCTTTTTTTATTTTATAGTTTAGTTGCGTTTGGTCCAAATTCAGCGTCTAGTTCCACTTGTAACATGGTATCTTTAGGCAAATTAAGTTTGCCCCATTTGTTTTGATAGTTTTCTAACATGCGTGTAGATCGTACATAGCGTACTGATACTCCATTAGATACATAGTAGCGTTTTGTGTCGGTGCAATAAATAAGATACATTTCAATTTCCTTTTCGTTTTGTTTGCTTTCAGTTTTCCCTGTAAGGCGTTTGTTTAGTTCTGTGATAAAGTATGAGCGACAACTTTCTAAAGTGCCACCATGGACTTCTACTGACCGTCTAGGGCATGAAGTAGATGATAGTTCTTGATGTAACTTGACTGTATCACGATTAGGTGTTAAGCCCCATTGTTTCATGTACTTAGCTACATCGTCAAGTACCGCTTGTTCATTCTTCAAGAACTGGCTTAAATCTCCCTCTGATTGGCACACTTCCCAGCTGGCATAGTTTGCATTACCGTATGAGTTAGCGCAATGCCATGCCTTGTTAGAGAAGTCAGAAGCCTGCAATCGTCCGTCAGAAGCAATGTAGACATGAGCAAAACCATTTTCAGGGTTATGTGTAGGTAGCCAACTATTATAGAAACCAGTGTTAGCACCATTTGAGCCTGCGTCATTGTGAATCACAATCCCAGTAGGGTTATGACCACGAACGCCAGCATTAGTTATATTCATTCTTTTTTATCCTCCGTTTGTTCTTCTTCAACTTCGGGAATACTTACACCATTCTTTTTCATAAGTTTAATCAAACCGTCAAACATAGGGCTAATTTTTGCGATTAAGTAAATAAATTGTCCTACGAAGTACAACAAAGCTACATTAATCACTGTTTTAGCGATATCAGAAGTTGAGGGTGTTTGTGTAAAGTAGAAGACTGCATATAAAACCCATAGCGCGAAGACTACCGTCAAATCAATTACAAGTCTACGTTTGAAAGGTGGGTTCATTGTTTCTCTATCTTTAACCCATGTAGCGAACAAAATCGCTAAAATTAAGATAGTTATTAAAACCATTTTTGTTACCATTATGCTTCACTTTCTAATTTATACGTTTCCAAATATAAGCTGCCTCGAACGGTTGCCAGTTATTATGGTTAGTGTTATCTCCAACTGTGATTCCGCCGTTTTCTGTATCCATAGCATAAGAATTACTTGGAGCTCCACCAGAAGACCAGTGCCACTTTCCTATCCCACGAGCGACAACAAACTGTCCACTTGAAGGAGTTATTGTGTGTTGTGACAACGGATTTGTTGAACCACCTTGTTTGCCACCGCTAGATAAAGCTGAATCTGATTCATCAACCCCAACTAACCCACGACCTTTAACTCTTGACCAAGTCCCAAATCCAAACAATGTAGCTGGTTCAGTTGGTTGCGAACTAAGGTAATATGCACCAACTGGATAAATTTTTTCTATAATACTGCTTCCTGACGGGCTTGTGACTGCACTTACTCCCATTGCATTTGTTGTAACAACTTCAATACACTTTTTAAGAACTCCGACACCTGTATTGATGTCAACTTGATTTGAGTTATCAGAAGTTTCTACGCTCATCGTCACTGGATTTATAGCATTAGAAATGTCTATATTTGCATGGACAAAGTTCGTAGCATTTGAATTTAAGGCTACTGCTTCATCATAAAGCTCAAAATATCTTCCACCAACTAATAAACTTGTGTTTTTATAAATTCTATTGAGAGCTGTATTTATAGGCGTTTCCCAATGCCTTAGTGAGAATTGCGAATAGTCTTTTCCAGAAAGTAACATGTACAGTTTTGCGTCAGCATTTGCTGAAACTGGAAATTCTGTACCGTTTGGACTGAAAAACGTGAATTTTTTAATTGTCATTTTTTACCTTTCTTGAAATTATCTTTGCTTTATCTAAAACTGGGTTATCAGTAATTGAAAGCTCTAATAATCTAAATTTTCTACCGCCATACGGATAACCACCAATTGATACAAATTGACCGACCTCATATAATAGCGTAGTTTCAATTCTAAGCGAGTTTTTACTATTATAATATACTTTACCTGACAATGGTTCTAAGTGGTCTTTGCGGAGCTCTCTGTACCCTGCGAAGCTATCTATTCTATATTTGTCGCCATAAGTAGCAACATACTCATATAACATTCGGTTTGTCCCCACTTTCTACAAAGATAAGTCTATCATTGAACTCTGTTTTAACTCTGTCTGCTATGTAACCTGAATACAGTTTACCCTCGTACCAAATATCAACCAAGTCATTAACATACAAAGGCAATAGTTCATTTTGATTAAAGATTAACCTTGTGACGATTGTGGAGGGAGAAATTTCAGCCTTAATAGTAGACATATCAGGAGGGTTTCCGTGGTCATCTCTATCATAAAACAATGTTTTAGCTGTTCTTACTTCTGGCAAGTCTGTTCCGTCTCCGTGATAAGTGCTATAATCAATGACATCGCCGTTATTTTTTGCTGTGTACATTTTAGGAGGATCTTTATAGTCGTCTGTATTTAAGCTCTTAACGAACACAACAGCAAAATTATAAGCCGAACGTTCTGTTATTGTTTCCGTGTCCATTGTCACGCTTTGCTTAAAATCTACCCTTGTCGTGATTCTATTTCTATTCCAGCTTCTTGAAGCAAAGTTAATGAATAACAAGTTTCTAGGGTCTGTTTCAGATGAAGCATGTTGAATTGTCGTAGTCGGTTGAAATTGAACCTTGGAGAATATCCTTTTAGCTACGTCATGAGCTGATGAAGTTTCTGCTTTTCGGTTAATTGTAGCCTTGCCAGCGAAAATACTTGAATTGAAAAAGTAGCCATAACTCATTAAATTATTCTTATTAGGGTCAATTAGATAGTCAATGATAGCGGAGTTTGTCGTTTTAGTTATTGCATTCGGAACATCAAGACTTTCAATCATTGCCCAAAAATAGTTCTTTAATGTAGCTTTATTACTTTCATCTACATCTGTCACAAGGTAAACCATATCTAAGTTTAAGTTTCTTTTTTTACCTAGAGTTTCCTCGACTGGAACAACTTCAGGAAAAAGAATTTGAACAATATCGCCAACTTCTACCGAAATGGTCAATGTAGCCGATGAAGTGTAAAGATAACCTGTTTCCCACAATTCATAGTTAATAACTTGACATCTTGCCTTTGGTCTTTGTAGCCCTCTTTTGTCCTTTTTACCGTTAGGAAGATTAAAATCAGATATATTATAGTAGTTAGGGTTGAAGTTATCATAAACATTAGCTTCTAACATTAAACGAAGTCCGCCTTTCTCTTAACTTTAAACTCTGCCTTAGTTAAATTGATTAACTCCATTTGACCGTGTTCGATTATACGTGTTCTGTATCGTTCAAAGTCCATTACAGGGAACAAATTTAATGAAGTCGTTCCGTTCCAACCTTGGTAAACTTCATCATTTACATCTGTATTAACTAAAATATATTTCTGTACTTGTTCCGTCTTAAATACAATTGCAGTATATTCATTTCCATTATCGTCTAAAAATCTAACTCCAGCAGGTGTTTTAGGTAGTTTCGGGTATAACATCCCCATAAAACTAAATATTTCGTCTTTTATATCCCAACGACTTAAACGGTCTATATTTGTTTCTCCATAATAAGTATATGCTTGATTTGCTATATAATTATATCCGAAGTATTCACTTATGTCAGCAGTTGTTACTTCGCTAGCTGAGGGCAACCAAGGAGTGGCGGTTGAACCTTCTTCAAGTTTTAATTTAGAATACACAAGTCCTAACGTGTCTTTGATTTGTCTAATGGTAATGCTATCAGTATCAGCTAAAGCACTATCAAAATTTTTATATTTAGTATCTATTTGTATCGGAAAACTTAAACGAATTGTTTTACCTAAATCGCTTTGTTCAATATTATACCAAATTTCACCAACAATTGTGCTGAAATCATTGGTTCCAACATCTCCGTGAGCTTGATAGGTTTGACCTTTAAGTTGTAAAGAAACTGCACCTCCAACTTTAGTATTCAATGGTATATAAACGTTAAAACTAAAGTTCATTGCTGAAACTCCAGTTTTAGATTTAATTGAAGAGTCATATATTTGGCTGGAATTAAATAAAGTATTCCACCATGACGCAGTTGAAGTTGCTGTTAAAGTTCTCGTATTTTTCAACAAATTCAAATTCGGCAAATTCAAAGAAGGACTTGCTTTAAGTCTATTATAGTTTTGTAAAGGTGTTTCGTTCCCTTTATATCCCCCATAAATTTTAGACTTACCAGAAATAACTTTACCATTTTGAATTTTCTCAAAAGTTAAATTTTCGTAAGTATACCACTTTGTGATTATATCGAACGTTATCTTTTCGCTGAAAGTTCCGTTCTTCCCATAACCCTCTGTCTTTGTGACATCTGCTAAAGCTAAATCAGCGTACACCTGAAAAATCTCTGTTTGATATTCAAGTGTAACGAATTTTTTGCTAAGAATATCATTCACGAAGTCTTTCATTAACCGATAATTTTCTTCTAAACTTTCACCAAACGTTTCTAATTTAAACTCTATTTGAGGCTGTTTAATTGAGCGTGTCCCCATTACTCCAATACCATTAATTTGCCAGATATTATTAGTTGATTGTAACCCTAAATTAGAGGGCTGGTAAAATCTAACTTTTCCATTTGTAACATCCCAAACTTTGTCGTCTGTTCCGTCTAAGTTGGTATGTATTTTATACTGTCTTACCATTAAGCCCTCCCTAGGTCAAATTCTCGTCTGATTGCGCGTGCTAAGTTAGAAACATCTTGACCAGCACCACCTTGTACGTTAAATGTGTTATATGTTCTATTATCGCTTGATACGCTATTAGTGCTTAAACCGTAACCGCTAGAAGATAAGTTGACATCTGTTAAGCCTACTGCCATTGAGCCTTTGAACATTCCGCCAACTTTTTTTGCAACCCAATCAATTGAACCTTTGATATTATCAATTGTGTTTTGTACACCACCTAGAACGTTATCTATTGTTTTTTTTACTCCTCCAAATATATCACTAAAGAAGCCGCCAATACCATTAAATACATTTTTTATTGAGTTGTAAGCATTAGAAGCAAAATTTCCAAAAGCGTTGAACACTCCGCTAACTGCATTTTTAGCACCGTCAAATACTCTACCAAAGAAGCTACCGACTCCGTTAAATACATTTTTTATTGCATCCCAAGCTTTTCCAGCAAATCCGCCAAGAGCGCTAAAGACATTTGCTACAACATTTCTAACACCATTAAATATGCCAGCGTAGAAACTTATAACAGTATTCCATATTGACTTAATTAATTCCCAAGCTGAACCAGCAAAGCCACCAATGGCACTAAATACCGTAGAAACTACCGAACTAACAGCATTAAATATTCCACCAAAGAAGCCAGCTACTGCATTCCATACGCCAACCAGTACATTCCAAGCTGAACCAGCAAAGCCACCAATGGCACTGAATACTGTAGAAACTACTGAACTAACTGCGTCGAATATTCCACTAAAAAAGCCAGTTACTCCGCCCCATACAGATTGAATGCCACCAATAACAGTTGTCCATAGGGTAGTAAAGAATGTTGTTATTCCATTCCAAATGTTTTTGATACCTTGTACAATTCCGCTGAACCAATCAACTAAACCTTGCCAGATACCTTTCGCTCCGTCAACTGCTCCATTCCATATATCAGCAAACCATTGACCAATACCGCTAAAGAATGAAACTATACCGTCCCATGCACCCTTCAAGAAGTCCACGAAACTAGCCCAAGCCTTTTTCCCTGTTTCCGTTTGAGTGAAGAAGTATACCAAGCCAGCAACGACTGCTGCAATTGCTATACCAAGAAGTACAAATGGATTGACAGCCATTACAGCATTGAAAGCACCTTGTATAATTGCGCCAGCTTTAACAATCTTATTATATATCTCGTAAGCCTTAATGATTCCATTAATAACTTTCATAGCAACGAAAGCACCAGCTAAAGCAACTAAAGCTACTTTTATTGCGTCCATTGCTTCCTTGCTTTTACTAATTTTACCAATGAAGTCAGCAATTTTTTGCGTGATATCAGCGAACTTATTAGCAAGTGAAGATATTGTGTTTGCTACATCTTCAACAGAAGTCGAATTTTTTGAAGTAGATTCATCAACTCCAGCAAAAGATTTTATAAGGTTACCAATAATTCCAATTACCGAACCGAATGCACTTTTTAGATTATCCCATATAGCAGAAAATTGAGTTATCGCACCATTTTGTTGTAACTGTTTGAACAAGTCTTGGAAATACTTAACTACATTTTCTATAGCTTTACCAGCACCTTTGCCCCAATCGTCCATTTTATCAACTAAAGCATTGATAACAGGAGTTAAAGCCTCAAGTGTAGGAAGCAAGGCTTGCGATAAGTCTTCATTAAAACCAGACCAAGTGTCCCTTATAGTTTTTGTAGCACCGCTTGAACCGTCTGCTGCCTTTTGCATAGCCTTATCGAGCATATCCATTGAGACAGCACCAGCTTCAACAGCTTCATTGAATGAACCGTACTGCTGTAATGAGGGGTTCATTTGCATAACAGTGTCTTTTAAAGAAGCACCAAGTGCGGTATTGTTTTCTGTCAACTGATTAATATTTTCAGCTGTAACTTTTCCGGATGCCGACATCTGACCATAAGCCTGTGCGACACCTTTAAGGTCTCCCCCAGTACCACCAAATGCTTGGTTAGCTTTTACTAACGCTTCTGTTTTGCTGACCGCTGTTTTAGCACTATCTCCTAGACCAATGAACGTTGTTGAAAGTTTTAAAGTATCTTCACTATTTGCGTTGGTCTCTCTAGCGAGCTTCTGCATAGAATTGCTTACATAGTCAAAGTCTTGCCCATTGCCTTTAAACTTCATTGTGTTTTTCAAGCCAATCATGGCTGTCTGGGTGTCCATTGCACCTGATACCCAGCCTTTTAAGCCATTGCTAACAGCACTAACAGCACTTGCACCAATTTGCCTAAATACACCTACAGCAATTTCTCTAAGACCGCTAAAGCGTGACTTCATGCCATTGATTCCGCTATCAACGCCTTTAGTATCCATTTTAGCGTCAATGTCCCAAGAGCCTGAACTAATAGCGCCCTCTACTTGCTTTATTTCGCCCTCTAGCCTATTAGCTTGTGTTTCTGCTGTGCCTAAATCTCTAGTAAGTTGTAGCCATTTCTTTTGACCTGCTGACGTCCCTTTGTCAACCGTAGAAAGTTCTTCTTTTAATTTTGTTGCTTTGTCACGGGATAAGCCCAACTGCGTTTGTAAGTTCTTCTGCAATTGTGCCATTTTACTGGTATTTGTTGGGTCAAGTTTTAGAGCTTCACGTAAGTTTTTAGCTTCTCCTCTAAGCCCTGACATTGCGGTATTAACGCCTTTAAGTGAGTTCTCGAACTTCGTGGTATTACCATATATCTCGACCTCAAACGTTGCATTACTTGCCATTACATACCCTTTCTCTTGCGCCTTTTCTCTTTTTCTTTTTCCTCTTTCTTCTTCTCTGCAATAAGTTCAATTATTTTATAAACGAGTTCTAGTTCCATTTCCATGAACTGTGTTATATCAATTTCGTTATTGCCTAAAATAGTCAAAAGTTCTAAAGTTTTATTTTCCCTTACAGTATCTTTCTTTTTCTTAATCAATGAACTAGAAGAAAAGAAGACCATTTCGTCTTCCGTTTCCTCTTTTTCTTTAATAAAAACAGTCTTACAGAAGATATTGATTAACTCGTTAGTCGTAGGAAGCTCTGTTTTATCGTCTAAGGCATTTTGCAGTCCTCCGTTACAATCTACCCAAAGTATCAACAACTTGTCTGTAAAGCTCTCCATTTGCTCTGTAAAGTCATCAGGAATATATCCAGCGACAAAAGAATTTTGTAGGTCTGCAAAGTCTTTTAAATCTGTAATAAAGTCTGAACCAGTTAGTTCTAAGTATCTAATTGCATGTTTTAAAATCATTTACAGTCCTTTCAGCTCATTAAATTTCTTTCTGCCACAGTTCGACAAGTTCTTTAAGCCCTTTACCGTCAGTATCGAACTCAAAGCTAGTACGGAAGTCTGAAAAGTCACTTTTAGCTTTTACAATGTTATCTTGAAAAAGAGCCAAGTATAGACCATATTGAACGAACTCCATTAGGTCAGTAATTTCTCCGTCTTCTTTTTTAAGTTCTGTATCCATTGCCTTTTGTTGCTGGAAAAGGTCTTTCCCTGTAATCATTTTAAATTTACGTGCTGTACTCAATTGTTTTGCCATTTTATTTTATATTCCTTTACTTAATTAATTTTTAGTCTTATGAATGGTCAGTTACTGAAACTCCTGAGGTAACATCTTGATATCCGTCAGCAGAGAACGTTACGAGATGGACACCGGGCGCAAGTTGGCCATTTGTTTCTACTTTTCCATTTGCGTCCTTAATCACTGATGTTACTTTTACAGTTCCGCCCTTAGAATCTTTCAAAGTGTCAGGCACTACGATTGTTCCGTCATTTCCTCCACGTCTAGTAGTAGTTACATTAGGAATAACAGGAGCTACAAGTGTAATTGCACCAGCAAGTTCCGTATCAGGTTGCATGATGAACAGTCCGCTTTCCATTTTCTTAGCAAAGTCTTTTGCTTGTTCTCCCCAAATTTCGTACTCAATAGCAGGGACTTTTTTATTTCCATTCAAATAAATATCTGAATCAGTCGCTTGTACTGCCAAAGTCCATTGGATAGGGTCTACGCCGTCTACTGAATCTGTTTCTGATTCTTTTTTAGCTTCTGCTGTTGGTCTCAAATTTGGATAAATGACTACACGGTAACCGTCAATAAACTCTCCTGTAACTTTATCACGTTTGCGCCCTTTAATAAGATACTGAACGCATTTCGTTTTCCAACTACCAGTAGGAGACCAACCCAAGCCATTTGCTGTTCTTTGTTGACCTAAAATGTCTTCTTTAAGCGCTTGGTCTGTTTGAATGAATACCATTTCGCCTTGAAGTAAGGTAGAACCTTTTTTAACTCCATGGTCTGGTACGTCATCAGCTGGATAGCTATTAGTTTCCGCTTGGTCTTCCATTTCGCCAACTGATACTAAACCAGTTACAATTTTATGGTTAGTGAAAACTGGTTTTCCGTTACTTCCCTTGGCCATATCAGCTACGATTAGAGCTTCATTACCAAAGAAAATCTCACGTGAATTATAATCTAATTTCATTTTTTATTTTCCTTTTTATATTTTTATGCAGTACGTTTCCAATAATATATTGTTGTTGAACCGATTACTGCTGAACCGATATTTTCCCATTTGCCTGTGGAATATCCTGATGATGAACTTGAAGTATTTGTGACTACTGAGCCAACTGGGTGTGCTTGAGCGCAATCTATACCTATAACCGCAGGCTTGAGTGAGCCAGTAGCACTATCAATTGATACTAACCCCATTGGTAACCACTTGTAATCAGAACTTTTCTTATTAGGTTTAATGATATTACTAAACCCTACATACTTTGGATAATCATTTATTGTTACTTCGCTAGCTGAGGGCATCCAAGGAGTGGCGGTTGAACCTTCTTCAAGTTTTAATTTAGAATACACAAGTCCTGACGTGTCTTTGATTTGTCTAATGGTAATGCTATCAGTATCAGCTAAAGCACTATCAAAAGACTGATATTTAGTATCTATTTGTATCGGAAAACTTAAACGAATTGTTTTACCTAAATCGCTTTGTTCAATATTATACCAAATTTCACCAACAATTGTGCTGAAATCATTAGTCCCGACATCTCCGTGAGCTTGATAGGTTTGACCTTTAATTTGTAAAGAAACTGCACCTCCAACTTTAGTATTCAATGGTACAAAAACATCGAAACTAAGGGTCATTGCTGAAACTCCAGTTTTAGATTTAATTGCGGAGTCGTATATTTGTTCAGAACTAAATAAAGTATTCCACCACGATGAAGTTGAAGTTGCTGTTAAATTTCTCGTATTTTTCAACAAATTCAAATTCGGATAAACAGTCGTGAAACCGTCCGTTCCGTCTGCGCTGTTGGCATAGGCAATAGTATTTATAACTCCGTCATTTGTTGAAGTACCTCCATTTGCAACAGGAAGAACCCCCGTAACTCCAATATTAGTTGCATCAGCAGTCCCGTCAAAGTATTGAAATGATGAAGATTGAAGATTTACTCCGAGTTTTCTAGGTGTTGCCAGTTTAATTGCACTGACAGCAATACCAGTAAGCGGTAAACTGTTCGCTTGTGCTTCGGTAGCCTTTGCCATTGCATTTTTGGCTTCACTTTCAGCTTGTTTTGCTGTTTCTTGAGCAGTTGTTACATTTTTATTTGTGATTGATAACTCTGATTGTTCAGCTTTTGCTGAAATTGCAATCCCTTGTTTATCAACGGTAGCTTGTAAGTTGTCTAAATCCGTTTTATTGGCTTTTGCTGAAATGACTGCCGAATGGTCATTAACAGTATGCTGTAAACTTTCTAAATCTGTTTGATTAGCTTTAGGAGAGTAATCTCCGTTACTCATCAGAGAAATGTTACTTGTTAAAACCTTTACTGAATTTATTAGTTCAACTACTTCAGATTCACTGGCGTTACTTGCGATTGCGTCTAATAGCGATTTTATAGTAACTAAATTTTCAGGACTAATACCAAATGCTTCTACTTCTTTTTTAAGCTCTGTCATTGCACTTTGTAAGCTAGTCATATCAGCTAAATTTGCTTTAAGCTCAATATTGCTCTTGTTTGAATCAGTTTGAGCATGTAAGTCATTCAACTCACTACGCATAACTTGTGGCATATTTTCCAATAATAATTTTGTAAAATCATCAATCTTATTATTTACTTCTTGAGTTAAACTTGTAACTGTAGAACTGTCTGATATAAATGTAAGATTCTTACTGACAATAACTTGCTCTTTGTCTTTATTGAGAAGTATTAAGTTCGCTTCAATAACTCCTGTCGCTGTCATTTCGGTAGGAATTACCAAAATAAATTCTCCCTTAGCTAAGTCCTTAGGAGGGATCATAACAAAACCAGAATTACTACTATTAGTGTATTGATATGTAAGTTTTAATGAATGACCAGTTAAATCAATTTCAGTTCCGTTATCAACTATTTTAATTAATAACGTTCTAGCATTGACATCGCCTTGCATTATTTGTATTGGCTGGGGAAAGTCTTTGTTGACTGTGTCCCACAAAATCGTTCTATTTCTAAAATTATCTAAACTCATTAAAAAATACCATTATTGTTAATTTCAATCAAATGTAATTAAGCCACTTTCTACTTTTATAATTTCATTGAATTAGCATAATTAGCGCCTTTTTTCAATGTTGTTTTAACGTCTTGCATACCCTTTTTTTCAACTAAGAAATACATACCATGATAACCGCTAGTATAATTAGCCCTAGTACCTGCGTTTACTACTACTTTATCGCCTTTTTTAACTTGCTTTAAGTTACTTGACAATTGACCAGTATTTTGATATCTAGCATAAGTATAGGTGTGACCGTGACTTCTAATTAATCTAGTTCTTCGGCTTGCGCTGTTTGCTTTAGCTTTAAATTCTGCTTCAAACCAATCGCCCATGCGTTCTGTTACTTTCGATTGCATTTCTTTAGCTATGCTTGCTGTATCAATTAAATTTACTGCCATGCTTGGCCACCTGAACCGCAAGGTAAATAAACAGTTCCAGTATAATTGTACAAATGGCTATTTTCCGACCAGTTTGTCATATTCCAACCGTTTTGCAGAACATCTCCGACCAGTCCGACAAGTTCATCGTCAACATCTTTAACAGATAAAACAACTTGATAATAGTAACCCATGACAAAGCTCGTATTATCCATTTTAAGCACCTTTGAGTCACTAAGTGACAAATACACCGTCTTGTCTTCTATCGTGTCCTTAACGCCTAAAATAACGTCATTTATAGGCATTGTAAGTAAATTGTTGTACCAATCTATATAAGAATCAAATTCGCTCATAGTCCGTTACTTACGACCCCCTCTAAAATCATCTTGTTATTCTTAGGGTTTCTTTCCCATGTTGTACGCTTGAAAGTTACGCCTTTTTCGTCCAAGAAATAGTTGAAAATCAAGTCTTCCATTTCTCCGATTCCGTTAAGCTCGTATCTTACGTTTTTACCTAGTCCGATCATAGAAAACTCATCAAGTCTTGTCTGACTAATTCTCTGTTTAACTGCTGGTAAAACGATAGGCTTTATAACATTAGCTTCTGCACCGTTCTTCTTCTTAACAGTCGTTTCTACCTGTAATGTAACTTGTGAGAATATCATTAAATACCTCCATAATACATTAACTCTTGCAAAGAAGCCAAACGTTTCATTTCAGCATTTCGCCATTGTTCTGCTGGTTCATCAACAATATTAAGCCGACAATAACAAGAGATAAATTCTTTCACTAATACACTTGTTTCGTCAGCTTTAATACCATTTTTTTCTAGCAATTTAATAGCTATTGAACGGAATAAGATAAGTTTACTATCATAAGCTGTTACTAAAATCGGAATACCACAATAGACTTTAATATAATCTATCATTTACTTCCTCCGTTTTATTCTTATGATACTGTAATTACTGCACCAGCGTTAAGAGTTTCAACGTGTCCGCTTGTTAGTGTTTCAACCAAAATCATGTTGCTATTAGTTTTCCATTCAAAGGCATCAACTTTAGTAAGGTCTTGCATATCAATGTGATATTTTTGGTCTACCAATACAATAGGTTTGAGTGCTTTAGAACCTGTGTAGACAATAATTTCATCTACTCCAACTTCAGACGCAATTTCAGTATCATCATTTTTAATACGAACGTGAGCGTTAGCAGTCGCTTGGCGTAACTCATCTAACAAGGCTTTGCGGTCTTCCGCTTTAACAATCAAATAACGACGTCCAGCAGTAGGACGAACAAAGTCAACCGCTTCTTCAATAGCGTCAGCAAATGGAGTTTCGCCGGCTTTTTTAGCTTTTGTAGTAATATTTTTGATTTTTTTGACGTCTGTTTCTTTTTCGATTGATTTAAATCCGTTTGTTCCGTCTCCCTCAACAAGAGCAAGGTCAACGATTTTATTTACAATTGCTTGTGTAAGTTCTGCTACAATCAAGTTGTAAAGTTCAGAATAAGACATTTGAAGTCGTTTAACACGTTCAGCAAGTGATTGCAATTTATAAACCATTACAGGTTCAAGAGTGTCAATAGTGAGTGTAGCTGCCTGCTCTGTTTTTTGTTGTCCGTCTTTGTGAACTTGTGCTTCATTAGCTGAATCAAAAGAGCGTGATACAAGCAAAGCACCAACATTTGTAACATGGAAAACTTTGAATACTGGGTTAGTATTTAACAACGCTGTGTTGATTGATTCAACCAATTTACGCGGAAGCTCAAAAGTTTTGTCTGTGATAGTTACACCATTTTCAGCAAGTTTTGCGTTCCAAGCGTTTTTGATTTCTGATTTACCAGCGTTCTTTTTCAATACATCAAAAAATTCTGTTACAGCGTTTTGTGATTCAATAAAGTTTGTCATTTTAGCTTTTCCTTTTGGTTTTTCTTCCTGTGCGTTAAGTTCGTTCTCAATTTTGATAATTTCAATTGAATTTTCTGAAAGTGTTTTTTCTAATTCTTGTACTTTTGGCAAGTCTTCAATTGCGTTTTTTACTTCAAAGCCACTAATTTGAGATTTTAAAGATACGTTATTTTCTTTAAGTTCTGCCAAGCGATTTTGTTTTTCGATTAAATCGGGTTTATTCATATTTCTTTTTAATATCCTCAATTTCTTTCAAAGCGTTACGGCTTTCAATAATTTTGTTGCGTTCTTCTGTAAGTTCTTCGCCTAAGGCATTTTGAATAAATTTTGCGTTAGGGTCTGCTGGTACTGAAACAAGAGAAATTTCTTTAAACTGTGCTTTATTTACAACTAGAGCATCGTTATCATCAAAAGTATAATCTGTGATGTAATAGGCAATTGATAGTGAATCAAACGCTCCATTTTCAACAGCCTTGTTAATGTTTGGTGCATTGTCATAAAGCGTAAAGTCAGTCAGGTATTTATTAGAAGCTAAGTCATAATAAACTTTCGCGTCCCCAATGACTTCACTAGATCCAGCACCATGTTCATATAGCAATGGATATCGTTCTCTAGCAAACTCAATACAGTTAGGAGTCAAGATAATACCGTTAAGGTTCTCTACACCAACTTCTGAACCAATGCCTTGGAACGACTTAGAACCGTCCTCGTTTTCAGTTACTTTAATTTCAGCACTATTGGTTATTAGTTTCATCTGTGCTTGTTACGTCCTTTCTACTGCCTTGTAGGTCACTTAGATTTTTAACAGCAACTGCATTAAGGTTAGTTAGGTAAATATCTCCACCCTCGATTGGTTGCTCGCCCATTTTAACAAGAAGTTGATTCTGTGTAAAAATAGGAGCGTTAATATTTTCATGATACAAGTCAATTAATTCTTTCAAAGTTGCAAACTTGAATAGCTGGTTATCTACGATTATGCGTTCATAATATAAATTATCCTTATTTATTCGTCTGCGGCTTGTTGAAATCAGTTTATAAGTCAGTTCCTTTTCAAGTTGAATCAGTAAAGGAATGATAGTAGAGTTATAGAAATAGATTTGTTGTTCTTGCGTAGCAGTACCAAGCAAAATATTTTCATTCATAAAGTAACCTGTCAAAAGTTCCGATTTAATAAGGTCAATTTCATCTTTGTTTAAAACGGAGTAATCTTTTTTAAGTTCTACAATTTCCGTCTTGTTATCAACTGGCGTCAAACCGTTGTAACTCGAACCTTCTTGCATGTTCTTTATTGTTGTTAAGGCTTTTTCTCGATACTCCTGTGTATTATCAATGTCAAGAAAGGCATTAATTTTCAACAAGCCACGCAATTTACCTTGTTCCAGCTTAGTTTGAATACTAGCTAGAGCATTATCTAAAATACTTGTGTCTTCATTGATATAAAAAGGACTGATAAGCCTTACTAATTCTTCAGGTTTATATTCTTTTTCATCATTAGCAAGCAGTAAGTCTGCTAGATCGCCCGTTTCACTGTCAAATATAGGGTACAAGTCAACATAGCGCGTGCATAGTAACTTTTTAATTACTTTCTGCCAAAACTCCATGCTATTATGTTCGCCCTTAGAGCTCCAATTGAGGACCTCATCTAAATCAGAACCTGCCTTACTAATCAAAGTATCAGAACCAACATCAGACTTTTTATATTTAACATGATTAAATTCTACTTTTGTTATTTCATTAGCGATTTTATTATGAATGTTAGTCACAAAGGCACTTGTATATTCTACCGCTTCGTTTTGCCACGCTGTGACTCTTTGAGTATCATTGTTTAGCTTTCCACGTGAAAATGATACCACTTTTCCGAATAAGTTCAATTTTTCCCCTTTCTACCATAAACTAACGCCTTTCCCTCGTTTATACTCGCCTGTTTTCTTGTTATGGCAAGACTTACAAAGGAGTTGTAGGTTATCAGGGTTCAGCGCTATTTTCCAATCATCAAGGTTTTCCCAAGTTAGTTCTACAATATGGTCAACTTCGTATTTTTTAGCACCGAATGCACCACATCTTACGCAAGTCATTTTGTCACGTTGTCTTACATAATCACGAACAGCAAGCCATTCTTTTTTATTGTACCAGCCACTCTCTCGGACTGTGTCAACGTTATACTTCATCTGACACCGCCATTTCTAAAGCCATTGTCAAAGCAACAGTAGGGTCAATTTTATCTTTTTCAAGTTTTTTAGTATACATATAGTCCCCGCTTTGTCCGATTTTGACAGCAGTATTATTTAAAGCCCACTGCATGACTTTTTGATTATGGATAAGTTTATTTTCAACTAATTTAGATTTTAATAGCTTAATATAGTCATTCATTGAGAAACCTTGTCGAATCGCTCTTTGGTTATCTCCGTCTTTGTCAAAGAAATAACGCTCAATCAGTCCTTTTAAAATTTCGTATCGTGCTGGGTCATAACCGATCTTTCTAAGTCTGCACCCTGTCTTACTTCTAAAGTCGTTAATATATGGTATTAAGTCATTTACGTTAATATATTCCGTATCAAGTAAGATTAGTTCGCCTCTGTCAACAAATTCAGTCCACAGCTCTTGCTGTTCTGTGTCTAGCTGCTCATATTGCGACCGTACAGAGAAAGTAAGCGTATGGCTGTAAGTTTTACCCTCTAACTCACAAACGAACGACACAGCGGTTAAATCTCCAATTAATGATAAGTCAATTCCGACATAAGTTCTATTTTTATTAAATACAGATAAATTGAATTCTGTTAGTTTAGTATCTTGCGGAGTGAAGTAGTAAGCTGTATCCTGCATGGGCAAGCCCATATTAAACGCTAAGAACTTATTCTGTAACGCTGGATCTCCTTGCGCAAGCTCATACTCTTCAATAACTCCTGACCACTTAGGAACGTTACCAATAAGCGGTAATGCCATAGTCCAATTCTTCTTATCTTTGACCTGCTCATGATTTTCTAGCATGTAAAGCAAGCCGAACGACCTATCATTGTAAAATTCTTCCTCTGATTTGAAACGTTCAACAAGTTTATCATATAAACCGTCTCGTTTAAGTCCGCCAGAAGTGATATAAATACTTTGCCAGTTATCTTGTTTTTGTCGTGACCCTTTATTGACTGACTCTGTTATATCTTCGCCATAGGTATGGACTTCATCAAATATATTAAGTGAACTGTTACCACCTTGCGCTCTCAAAGTATCATTTGTTTGTTTTTTGAAAGTTGTTTTAAAGGAAGTAAACTCTAGCCCTTGTTTCGTACTCTTGAAAATCTTGTTTTCATTGTATACTCTTAATGTATCGCTTGCTTCCGTTTGATTCCTAACTTGGTCAAATACGTGTCTAGCCTGTGTATTATCATATGCAATAACTAAGCTTTCTCCGCCATATTGTCCGCCTAAAATCATCCAGTTAAGCACGCGCGTTGCCATTAAACTTGACTTACCAGAACCACGTCCCAAATTAAGGAAAATTTCATTGATTAAATTAACTTGAACGCCTTTTTCATCAACCATATCATAGCCAAGCATTAACTCATACCACCAAAGCTGGGTCGGTAGTAGCTTGATTTTCATAAGGTTACCAGTAGTTAGATAGAAATTGTCTTGTATCCATTCAACGGCTTGCGTAACGCGGTCATAGCGATAAATATACTTGTTGTGAATACGTATTTGCTTCTGAATAGTCTTACGAATGTATTTGTTAATAATAATGCCATTTTCTTTGTTGTATTCCAACATTTTATTCAAATAATACATTCATTCCCTTTCTATTCGTTTTCAGATATTCTTTTTAAAGACATATTATAATATTCTTCATTTAATTCAAAGCCGATAAAATTTCGTTCAGTATTTAAGCATGCAATGGCTGTTGTTCCTGAACCCATGCAGTTATCTAATACCGTATCGCCTTTATTTGTATAAGTCTTGATTAGGTATTCAAATAGGTCTACTGGTTTTTGATTAGGATGAGAATAACTTCCTAATGAATTGAATTCTAATACGTCTACGGGATAATTTGTATATTTTTGTTTAGTATACTTTTGATGACTTGGCCTTTTTCCTGCCATTGTTCCAAATTTCATCGGGCTTGCTTTTGTAGTCTTGTTGACCTCGATTAAACCTTGAGGGTTATATTTCATTTTGTTCTTGCTACCATTCGCAGTTTTTCCTCTAGAAAAAACAAGTATTTCCTCATATTTAGTCATAGGTCGATTGTTTGCATTAACGAAGTTCCCAGGTCGGCTTTTAATCCATATCCATTTATACCTAAAAAGTTTTTCGTTACTAGATATAACTTTATGAGTGAAACTTCCACTTGCGGTCAATACGATCGCCCCATTATCCGATATAATACGCTCATATTCTTCCCACAACTTCTCAAAATCGATTATTGAGTCCCACTTACTCGCCGTCGTCCCGTATGGTAAATCGCACAAAATCATATCAATACTACCGTCAGGAATTTTTTTCATTCCTTCTAAACAGTCCTCGTTGTAAATTTTATTTAATTCAATCATTTAAACCCCTCTGGAACTTCAATTTCTGGCGTTTTATACTTACTTAGTTTATAGTCGTCAAGTTCTTCAATTTTAGCCTTAAGGTCATGAGCGCTTGATTCTTCCTGTTGCAATCTCCGCCATTCAGTAGGGTTATAAAGTTCAGGATTTCCAGCCTTAGCAACCATCATTGCTACTAAGCTATCTTTATCCAGCTCTTTTTCTTTAACCTTTACTTTTTCAACGTTTCCGTCAGCATCATATATTGTTTCTGTTTCCTTTAGCGTTCTGACCGTCAGTTTGCTCGCTAAGGCACTTTCAGCTAGTTCTAATAGATTTCCCCTAGCAATGCTTTTAGCTTCGTCATACGCCTTTATATTGTCATCTCGCCACTTCCTAAAAGTTTTAGCCGAACAATGCAAACTGGTGTAGATTTCTCTGTCATTACAGCCTGATTCAATTTTATCAATGATTTGACTAAAAAGCGGTTCTTCATACATCTTAGGTAAAATCGTGGGCCTGCCACCGTTTTGTGTTTGCATATTGTCCTTTCTTTTAAATGTGATTATATCGTTTAAAGCCTATATTCTCGTTTCTAAGAACAGCAATAACTTTTGCTTATAAGTTTACCAACTTGGGTAACTCTGCTCTCACAAGCCAAAATATGAGCATATAGCCCTATAATTGAGATTTAGCAAGATTTAGCAAGATTTAGCAAGATTTAGCAAGATTTAGCAAGCTAAAACTTTTCTTTTTGATTTTTTGGGGGATTCGCGGCCGGGAGCCCTTTGTG